CAAGAGAGAAGATCTACAGCGGTAAGGGTGAGCCGAAGCAGACAGCTCCGAGAACGGAAGAAGCACCTATGAGTAAACTGCCCGAGAACACAACACCGCAGTTACCGGAAGTGATGCAGGATAGTCCAAAAGCTAAAAAGATTATGAGCGAGGGTGTTGACAAATATCCAAATTCTGATATAATTAAAACTGAATGGAAATCTAATATTCCCGAAGAAGTTATTAGTGATGTCAATAAGGCTGTTGAAAAAGTAGCTGAGGATTTCCCTGTTATTAAAGATCAGGTTGAGCCTATAGAATATGATGATTTGTATGATGCCCTTGGTGTAAACGGACTCAGAAACAACAGTGCAATTAACGTAATAAAATTATCTAAGCAGTATTGCTCTGATTATTCACTTTTACGCCAAAAGTTATCGGACGATTACAAAAATAAAGTAAGTTATCAGACAGATAATGTTGGCAGTCTTGCTTGTCATGAGTTAGGTCACGCAATTCATAAAATACTTGCTTTTAAGCGAGCAGGGTTAGAATACGGCAAGCCTATATCAGCGGAACAAAATATTCTGCTCAATAAAAAACTTAATGAAATTTGCATAGAAATTTACGAAGCCGCATTTGATGATAGCTTCGAAACGCCAGAAGCAATTTTTGATGAATGTGCAAAGCAGTTGGGTAGTATGGCTGTAATGCCAAATGAGTTGATTGCTCAAAGCTTTGGCAATTACTATTATGGCTCTGATAAAATGCCAATTGCTAAATCTATTATTGAATATTTTATAAAGGAGTTGAGTTAGATGTATGAAGTTAATGACCGCTTTTCTTATGCAAAAGGTTATTTTGCGATTTTCCCTAAAGGCTTTAATAGAGCTATGGGGGCGGGGACGATACATGAAACCGACGACTATATAATTTATTTCAAAGAAAACACTCCAAAAGAGATAGAGCGGCGTGTTGTCAAGGAATACGCAGAATATTACAAAGAATACATGAGAAAATTTATAGGCTAAACCGCCCACAGCAGTGAGCGGTTTTCTTATACCCGTGTGCAATTGGTTGCACTTGACTTGAACACAAACTTTGCAAAAACAGCCGTTTTTTGTGAAGTTCGGCGCAGATCAGAACCAAACTTAATAATTTTACCGCCCCTTTTGGAGCGGTATTTTTATACCCAAAAACAGAAAGGAAGAACTACAATGGAACTTAAAGACACGGTTGCACTTATGGCAAGTGCTGACTACAAGGAGCGGTTTAAGGCCGAATATTATCAGCTTGTAATTCGTTTCAAAAAGTTGCAGACAATGCTTGAAAAATGGGATAAGGGCGAACTTGATTTTACACCCACTTGTCCGAAAGCCGCTTATGCTTTTCAGGTTAAAGCAATGAGCGAATATATCGCAAGTCTTGAGGTAAGAGCAGCTATCGAGTGCATTGAATTGTAATAGGTGGTTGCTATGACTACAAGGAAATACCGCAAGAAGCCTGTTGTTATCGAAGCATATCAGACAGACAAGGAAATGATAATACACACGCTTGAGGGTGATATGAAAGCCTCTGTGGGTGATTACATCATAACAGGAGTAAACGGCGAACAGTACCCCTGCAAGCCCGATATTTTTGAAAAAACCTATGAACCTGTTGGTAATATATCGGAATGAAGCACCTTACCGGGTGCTTTTTTCATACAAAAAATTCAAGAAAGCGAGGAAAAGCAATGGAACCCGAAAAGAAAACTCCCGAAGAGGAGAATAAGCTCGCTCCCGCAGCGGAGCAGAAGGACGAGCCCAAGCCCGAAGAGAAGCCAGCCGAAAACAAGCAGACGGACGATAACGGCACGGCAGAGAAGACACCGGTAATAAACAAACAAACCGCATAAAAATGCGGTTTGAAAGAAATATGGTCGAGGTGACAAGAATTATAAAAGCTGTTTTCTGTATATTCGCAGGAAGTATTTAAATTGCTATTAAAGCCTTATGCAATGCAGATTCACGGACTTTTAATTGCTGAAACATTTCGGGTCGTTTTTTCTTAAATGACAAAAAATCGTGTACAAATCGTGTACAGATATTACTTGATATTATTAAGAATGCCTACTGCTCGTTCCTCTTCTCGTGGGTACAGGTGGGCGTATGTTCGCCATGTCTGCTGAACGTCTGCATGACCGAGCCGCCGTGCAATTTCCTGTATGTTGATACCTTCGTTAATCAGCAGGGTAGCGTGCGTGTGGCGAAAGTCGTGTATTCTTATATGTGGAAGCTCAGCAAGTCTGGCATATTTTATATTGTGCGTGTCAAGTGAAGCGTCGGGCAGGTAACTGATACCGCCGCAAACCCTATAATCTTCAGTAAAGTTTTTATCTGCTTGCTGACGTTTCTTGTGCTCGTCGAGTATTTTCAACAGTGGCAGAGGTATTTGTAGTGAACGATACGACGATTTGTTCTTAGGCGGGGTTTCTGTTATCTTGCCTTTTATTTTCTGTGATATGGAGCGGCGGATATTAAGTGTATTACCCGTTATATCGGACCATTTCAGCGCATTGATTTCACCTTTGCGTGCACCGGTGTAGAAAGCAATGGAGAAAAACACATAGTACCCCCATTCGGTAATTGTGTCTTTTTCTTCACACATTTTCTTGACAACGCTTATATATTTCAGATACTGATCGGCTGTGTAGTAATGTAGCTTGTCCTCCGGTGTCTCAAAATACACCTCCTTAAAATTGCCCACAGCTAAAAGCGGATTTTTAGGCAGGTAGTCCATTTTTACAGCATAATTCAGCAGAGCTCTGAGTTCGCCGTAATAATTCTGTAATGTTTTGAGCTTATATCCTTTTTCGGATAGTATGTTCTTCCACTTCTGAAGCTGAGCTGTGTTGAGTTTGTTTAATTTAATATCAAACAGATACGGCTTTACAGAGGCGTTTATATTATCGTTGATCTTTGCAAGCGATGTTTCTCTCACTTCGCCCTTTTTCGTGATGTAATATTCGGCGTACAGCTCTTCCAAAGTCATAGAAGATACAGGTGCTTCCTTCGATTTTGAATAGGCACTCATCAGTTCGGCTTCAAGCTGTTTTGCTTCTGCCGCTCCGTAAGTGATACGGGTAAGCTGACGTGCTACACCGGTCCTGTCAATATAGTTTATGCGAACACGGTACTGTTGCAAACCGTCCTTCTTGTTATTTGTTTTCGTGATTGGCATTTTAACACCTCTTAAATTTTTTCCCCGTCAGCAGAAGTTGACGGGGAATTGAATTATCTTTCGTATCCTTTTGATTTTTTCTTTTTGGGTTTTATTTCCTGTGTTTGCTGATAACCCGATACTAAATCTGCGTGACAGTTTTCACATGTTTTGGCGCAAGCGTCATTTATGTGTGCACAGTTAGGACAACATATTTTTTCGCTCATCTTCAACCCTCCTTTCTGTTGGGATGCTTATTAAACACCAAGTTTTGCTTTAAGTGCATTCTGTAATGTCTGTGAGAAATTGACGTTGTTTTTTACTGCAAGGTCGTTGAGCCATGCGGGAATTGTAAGCGTTTTCTTGACGGATTTTTCAAAATGCTTTTTCGCATAATCTTCCACATCAACGGATACGAGGTTTACAAATGCGCTTTCGTATTCGTCATACCCGGCGTTTATATCTATATCCGCAGGATCTGACGGTGTAGGAAGCTCTGACTTGCTCTGCTTAAGGTCATAGATGTAACCCGCAAGACAATCAACCGCCATTTCCATAGCGTCCTGTAAGTCATCGCCGAATGTTGAAAGATGGTCAAGGTCGGGGAAAATCACGGAATACTGACCGTTTTTCTCTTTGTAAAAACAAGCGGGATAAACAGATAACATAACAGTACCTCTCTTTCTATATACGGCAGGATTTGGGGCTTATCTCAGCCCCGCCTGCTTGAGTATTGAATTTGCCGTGCCTTTCGGTATGTCGCCCTTGTGGTTCGGCACAGTAACCTTTCCGGGCTTGTTCGGATTTGTGTATTGGAAGTGAGAGCCTCTTGTATCTTTCAGCACCCAACCGTCAGCCTTCAATAGCTTTTCCAATTCCTTGAACGTCATACGCTCTACCTCCTTACATTTAGTATTATAGCATAGAATACGTGTTACGTCAATACGTATTGAAAACTTTTTAGAAAAATTTTATAAATTCACATCTAATGTAGCGTTTCACGACCTTAGCGGTTCTTTACTGTTTCGCTTTTCTTGGCCTATAAACATATCCTCTTTGTATTTTTTCACGCACATCTGCTAATGCGGCTTTACATCTGTTACGAACATCCTCGGTTACGTTTTCGTTTTCAATTGTTTTTAGATAATATTCTTCTGCGGCTTTTGTATCAATTTTTACATAAACGTCGCCGATTCTTATATAGTCACTTGAATTTGTGCCTGCGTCTACTTCAATACACTTTTTAAGCATTTGTATAGCTTTATCAAATTGGTACTCAGATTCATATATATTGGCAAAAGTTGAGTAGAGATGCCATTTTAAATATAATTTAGCACCAAAGAGATTGGTTATCGGCGGCAAATCTGTAGGGGATTCTAAAAATAACTCCCAATACTTTATTGCCAATGGACGCTCAGCCGCATACATACGAGCGTATGTAGTAGCAATGGCTAAAATGTCTAACGGATCACATGAGTTATTATAAACACTTAAAATGAAATTGTTAAGAAATCGTCTGCAGTTGCCTAAGACACATTCAGTGGAGCTGCTCATATAAATCAAGCGCTCTTTTGAACCAACCTTTGTATAAGAGCTTTGTAGGAAATTTTCAATAAAGTCACTTTCATCTGGGGATAAGTCAAATTTTGCTTTACAGCTGTCACATACTAAAAATTCGCCGCATACTTTTTCGGTTTTACAAAGCAGGCAATGCTTTGTCATAATGTTGCCAATCATGTATTTTATTTTATCTTCTCCCATTAGATCTTGTTGCTTACGCAGTGTCGACAAAAGTTTTTATATGTCTTTTATTACTTTTCTCACAATTCCAAGTATTCTTAATCTGTCCCGGTCAGAACCTTTAAAAATTCTTGGTGCATATTCGGGATTGAATGACAGTAGAGTAATGCTGTTTTTATCATATTCTATTTTTTTAACAACCGAATCCTCACCGTCAATCAGAATCACTGCCACCTGTCCGGAATCACACCAGTCTTGCTTTAGCACCTGAATAGAATCGCCTTCTTCAATTTTTGGGTACATACTGTTGCCTTGCACCTTTATGCACATCGTGTTTTTCGCTTCTTCATCACTGGCAATAAACAACGGCATATATTCAAGAATGTAATTGTCGGCATAGGCACCGAAGCCAGCTGATACACTCTCGTAAACAGGAATCATTCTGATTTTATCCTGCGGAAGAATAGTTGCATTTGATTCAATAGTGCGTGATGTAACCTCTGGATTATCTGTTTTAAGTGCAAGGTAGGCTGCACTTACATTAAGCTCGCACGCTATTGACTCAAGTATCGGCAGCTTTATTTTTGCTACCTGTCCTGTTTCGTATCTCTGTATTGTTGATTTATTTAATCCTAAACGTTCTCCGAGTTCTCCTTGTGTCAGTTTGTTTTTTTCACGGCATAGTCTGATTCTTTTACCGATTTCATTTACATCTGCCATATTTTTCACCTCGTTTCATTATAAGCATTATAGCACATAAAATTGCATAATGCAATAACATTTTTTGAATTTACTAAAAAAAGTTGCAAAACGCTATTGACAAACGTTGAAAGATGTGCTAATATATGCTTACGGAAAGTTGCGAAACGCAACAAGCTGAGGAGGTGAGAAAATGGTGAATACAAATAAAATCAAGGGCAAAATGCGTGAACTTGAAATAACGCAAGCAGATGTGGCTAAGTGTTTGAATATTGCTCAGCCAACTGTAAATCAGAAGATTAACAATATCAGACCGTTCGACTTAGATGAAGCTGAGAAATTTTCTAATCTTCTGGGTATAAATGCGTGTGATTTCGGCACTTATTTTTTTGCTCATTGAGTTGCAAAACGCAACAACCAAAGGAGGTGAAGAAATGCTGTTAAATCTGAAAACAGAGATAGCCCGAAAACGTTTGTCTGCCGCAAAAATAGCGGAGTATATCGGTATAACGCCAAAAACCATGTCGTGCAAGGTAAACGAAAAAACTGAATTTACTCGTTCTGAGATGTTTGCAATACATAGTCGATTTTTCCCTGATGCAGATATGCGCTACCTGTTTTATTCGGAAAATGACAAAATGAAAGAGAGCAAATCACTTTAACAGTAATCTACTCTCCCAACATTTCGAGCTTTTCAGCTCATCGCTTTATCACTTTGATTTCTTTGAAGGTGTCTGTGATAAAGCACTTCCGGCAACACTTTTGGTGTTTTTGCCATAGCGATTGTCACTAAGAATTTTAGACGCTTTACTGGCAACAGCTTTTGAAGTTTTTTTATTAGCCATAGCTTTTCCTCCTTTCGCAATTAGTATGGCTGTATTATACCACATATAGTTGCAAATGTCAAGATGATAACAATATATTGTGTTAAAATGCGCCTGAATTGGGATAGAACGGTTTAAAACAGCTTAAAACAGTATAAAATGGCAAAAAAACAATCCGCTATGTGGCTTAGTGAACCATAAATAAAATAAAGGAGGAATTAAACATGACAAAGCACAGAGTAAGAGTACCGCAGGTAGCGGATATATCGGCGGCGATACGTCTTTATTACGAGCACACCGAGATAGGCAATAAGGACATCAGGGCTATTTTCGGCGATATGGGAAACGGCAGGATCGGCAGGCTTAAGCAGCTTGCACTTGAAGCAATGCACGAACGAGGCACAGTGCACTATAACGCACAGTACGTCAACACAGAGGTTGCATATGACGTGTGGGGAATAGACATCAAGCGTCTTGAGCGTGGTATTGAACGGCTGAATAAGCTGAATATCGAGGTGACGATATGAAAATAGCTAAGATAATCGCCTACATACTCTCCCAGCTCCTGCGCTTGTGGGTAACGGCGTGTGCGGCAGTGATGATGTATGTTCCTATGTCGGCACTGGCTTACGCAGAAAGGGGCTATCGTGCGGTCGGCGGCGAGATGTTACCCGTTGCAATAGTCGCTGTTGCGGTCTGGTACGGGCTGGGATGGCTTATGCGGGAGTGGTACAGGACGATGAGAGGAGGACGCAAATGAAAGCAAACGACCCTAACGCCCTACTCGCACGTGACGCAAACGAAGCAGCAAGAGCGGGGCTAAGCTATGGTGCGTGGCGGTCACTCAAGGACAGTCAGAAGCTCGCCGACAAGGTACACTTCCGCAGGGCACAGCAGGTGGCAGAGATACAAAGAAAGAGGGGGAAGAAGAAATGAAGTTTAAAGTTAGCACAACGGTTGCTACTTACGAAGAAGTAATGGCAATTGTTCAAGCACTTGCCGGCATTGTGAACAATATCAATGTAACAGACTGCGAAGGCGAGGAGGACGAAGACGATGTATAAATGTGAGCGTTGCGACTGGACAGGCTCGTCCTCGGAACTCGGACATTACACCGAGTATCGTGGCGAGTGTCACGGCGCACCTGCGTGGGAAACATTACCGTGTTGTCCGGAGTGCGGATATGATGTTGAGAACATCGAAGAAGAGTAAAAAAAAGAGCTCCCGTAAGGGAGCAAAACAAATATTTACGCAAGACCAGTATAACACTGGCAGGAGAAAAAGTCAATGGATATAAAAGAAAAACTTACAGCCGAGCTGAAAAACGTAAAGCTCGGCAAATATGAAAACGTTGTTAAGTCCTATGTGCTTGACGAAATCTGCATTTTTGCAAAGCAGAACAGCGAATTTGCACAGGCTATAGAGCAGTCGGACAAGTCTTTTGCCGACTGCCTCAGGGCAAGCGTTGCAGGAGTTAAGGAACACATATCCGATCTCGATTGTTACAAGCGTGCAGTAGCATTTTACTTTCCCGGTGCTGACATCAAATGCACTATGACGCTTGATCTCGGTGATAACGGATTCAGCAACAACGAAACGTCCACAGAAGCAGACAGCGGCAAGCTACAGCTTGACCTTGACAGCCTGCTTGACTTCTGAGGTGCGGCAGTATGACAAGAAAAGAAGCCGAAAGCTATACAGACAATTTTCCGCCGCTTACAGCGGAGCTTGAACGTGAAATTAGAAAGACGTTGCCGATGAAGTATCTTATTATAGATAATGGCGGCACAGCATATTGCACGGCATGCGAAGAAAAGCTGTATCCCGGTGAGTATGACAGCTCAGTTAAACATAGGCAGACTACTTTCTGTACAAGCTGTGACGAAACTGTCACTGCGATATACAATTATCACAATTTTCACGGCTCGGTTGTTGAGTGCAAATCAAATGTCGGAGTGTTTCTGTCAGACGACAAGACCGATAATCTGTACATACGGTTTTATACGGTTACGCTGCTTTTTAACGCTCGTGAAATTATGCCGCATATTGCAATCAATGAGGTTCAGCGGTATTTATTCACGGCAAATCAAGCGTTCCGTTATGGTCCTAAATACGCATGGGAGAGTAAAAACGGTTACTATGCAAAGGTAGTGACAGGCTGGGGGCTACGAGCGGAATTTAGCGAGCCTGTATTTCCCAATTATAGCAGTTACAGCTTCGTTAATTTTCCTGCATTAAAAGGAACAGCTTGTGCTCATTCGGCAATAAGCGAGAACTTCGGAAGCATATCATATCTGAAATTCTGGCAGGCACACAAAAATGTTGAGGCACTCATTAAGTGTGGCTTATATAGCAGTGCTAAGTACAACGAAGACATGATCGACTGGACCGAAACCGAACCGCACAAAATGCTCGGCGTAACAAAAGATGTTATGCGGGCAATCCGCAAAGGGCAAATCGGGTACAGAGACTATCTTAGAATAAAAGAAGAATTTCCTAAGATTACCAATCTCGACCGTCTTATAGAAACAAATAAACATATAGGATATTCATTTGGTACACTCGACAGCCTCAAGAGAAAACTCAAGACCGACAAATACGAAATTGCGAAGTACATTTTAAAGCAGAATGTAAATATCGACGATTATTCGGATTATGTTCGTATAATGCAGAGCTTCGAAGCCGATTTCAGCGACAGACAGATATGCTTCCCGAAAAATCTTAAAGCGGCTCACGATCGTGCAGAAGCTATGCGACAGGCACGGGAGATTGAAGAAAAAGCAAAGAAAAACGCTAAGCTGGCAGAACAGCTGAACACTTTGAAATTAAAGCGAAAGATACTTGAATTCTCGATTGGTGATTACTTTATCCGTCAGCCCGTCAGCACAGACGAAATAGTTGCCGAAGGTCAGAAGCTAAGCCACTGTGTCGGCGGATATGCCGAAAGACACGCAACTGGCAAGCTGACAATTATGTTTCTCCGCCGAAAATCTGCACCGGACGAGCCGTACTACACGATGGAGGTATCAAACGACTATAAAATAGTCCAGTGCAGAGGTTATAAAAACAACTGGGTTACAAACGGCGGGCAGGAAAAACCACAAGAAATAATCAATGTCGAAAAGATGTATCAGCAGTACCTTGACGGTATTGCAGCGAAAAAATCAAAAACAAAATCAAGGAGGAAAACAGCATGACAATTTCAGAAGTTCATACACTGCCTACAGACACAGACGATTACGTCAAGGCAGCAAACCTTAATTACCGCATCAAAGCGGCGGCACAGGTAGCACAGCAGAGCTTGTATGAGATGTGCAAGGGCTTTAAAGAAATGAGGGACAGCAAGCTCTATAAAGAGCTGGGGTATCAGAATTTTGAAGAATATTGCGAACAGGAAACAGGGTTTAAGAGAGCCAATGTATATAATTACATAACTGTTGTCGAAAGTCTTCCAAAAGAATTTGTCCAGACGTCTAGACAAATTGGAGTAAGCAAACTGTTATTACTGACTAAACTTTCCGAGAAAGAACGTACAGAAATAACCGAAAAAACCGACCTTGAGAACACCTCCGTCCGTGAGCTTGAGCAGCAGATACGGCAGATAAGAGCAGAAAAGGATAAGGCAGTAGCCGATAAGTCGGCCGCAGAAGCCGAAGCATCCGCCGCCGCACAGCAGGCGAAATCACTTGAAAAAGCCAAGAACACATTGTCACAGCAGATAGCGGCACTCGAAGCCGAGATAAAGGAGCTTGAAAACCGCCCTGTTGAAGTTGCTGTCGAGCCGGCTAAGGACGGCGTTATGGACAAGACAGCGTTTGATAATATCTGCAAAACTTATGAGCAGCAGCTTGACAAGGTGCAGGAGGACGCATTACAGGACACTATCCGCTTAAACCGTGAGCATACGGAGCAGATGAACAGTCTTAAAGCCGAAAGCGAAAAGAAACTTGAAGAACTCCGCAGTCAGCTTGAAGCCGCTAAGCGTGAGCAGTCGGAACTTACGGTGAGCGTGCCCGACAGCAAGGAAACATTTAAAGCGTACCTTGCAACAGCTATTGATGCGGCAAAACGGCTCTGCGAGTTCATCGACAATAATTCCGCAGACAGTAATCACGATTTGTTTGTCAGCAAAGCAAAGCAGTTTTTCGAGAAAATGACGGAGGAAATCGTATGAGCAGTACATTATATGATATAACCGGCAGGTTTGCCGAGCTTTTCGATGCGTTTGACGCTATAAATGACTATGAACCGGATACCAATGCGGACGGTGAGTATATAGACGATGACGGCGAGGTCATCGCTGACCTTGAAGCATACAAAGCCGATATGCTGACAATGTGGTTTGACACTCTCGAAGGCATTGAGGGCGAGTTCAGTGAAAAGGCCGAAAACGTCGCCTGCTTCATAAAATCCCTTGAGCGTGAGGCAGACAGCCACGAGCTTGAAGCTAAGGAACAGACGGCAAGAGCAAAGACAAAGCGCAAAAAAGCAGAGTTTCTGAAAAAGCGTCTGTTACAGGATATGCAGGCAATGAGGCTGAAAAAGGTCGATATGCCGAAAGCAAAAATAACGTTCTCAGAGGGACGTGACAGTGTGGTTATTGACGATGAGCGGCAGTTTATTGACTATGCCGAAACATTCAACGAATCGCTGATAAAGTACAGCAAACCGACCATATGCAAGTCAGAGGTCAAGAAGCTGCTCGACAGCGGAGAAAAGCTCCCTGCCGTACATCTTGAGAAAAAGCCGTATATAACGATAAAGTGAGGTAGCTATGAGCAATATATTTACACTCGTAACAAGAAAGAAATCAAAGGCGAGAATTGCGGTCATGGGACCGTCGGGAAGCGGTAAAACGCTTTCGTCGCTCTATCTCGCAAAGGGCATAACAGGCAACTGGGGCAAGGTTGCCCTTATAGATACAGAACACGAGCGTGGCAGATTCTATGCCGATCGTCACGATCTCGGCACGGGAGAATTTCTCTATGCCCCGCTTACACCGCCGTATTCGCCCGAAAAGTACATAGAGTACGTCAGACAGGCGGCTGAGGCGGTCGGGGAGGACGGCGTAATAATAGTGGACAGCTTTTCACACGCATGGGATAACGAGGGCGGAGTGCTTGACATCAAATCACAGATAGCACAGCGTCAGGGAAAGAACGATTATACCGCATGGGACGAGGCGGGAAAGATACAGAACAATCTTGTCAATACCATACTGTCGGTCAACTGCCACACAATCATTACACTGCGTACCAAGATGGGCTATGCTATGGAAATCAACGACAGGGGCAAGACCGTTCCCGTCAAGATAGGACTTGCGCCGGTGCAGCGTGATAACACCGAGTATGAATTTGACATAGCATTTCAGATAAACCGTGAGCATATCGCAAGTCTTTCAAAAGACACAACATTCCTCGATAAGTGGTCGGGTGTTATCACCGAAGATTTAGGTGCTCAGCTCGGCGCATGGCTCAGCGAGGGTGCAGAGCCCGACAGATGTGAAGAATGCGGCACTGTCATTATGCCGACACCTAAGCATACGGTAGCGGAAATGGTTGAAAGCTCGGTTGCAAAATTCGGCAGAAAGCTGTGCATAGCGTGTGCAAAGAAGGAGGTCGAAAAGCAGAATGCCGCTAAGACCGTATCAGAGTGAGCTTGTCGAGCAGACAAGGCAGGCGTGGCGTGAGGGTTATCACGCTCCCTGCATTGTTCTCGGGTGCGGCGGCGGTAAGTCGGTGATAGTAGCAGAGATAGCACGGCGGACTACATTCAACGGGAAAAAGGTATTGTTTCTTGTACACAGGCAGGAGCTTGTTCAGCAGATAATAAGGACGTTCATACGCTGGGGCGTTGATATGAACTACTGTGACGTGATGATGGTGCAGACCGCAGCACGGCGGATAAAAAAACTGTCAAAGCCTGCGCTTATCATTACAGACGAAAATCACCACAGCCTTGCGCTGTCGTACAAGAAAATCTATGATGCTTTCCCCGATGTGCTTCGTGTGGGGGTAACGGCAACGCCTGTCCGCCTGAACGGTGACGGTCTGGGTGATGTCAACGACAAGCTGATAATCGGGCCGTCTACCAAATGGCTTATTGATCACAACTGTCTTGCACCGTATGACTACTATGCACCGTCCGTAGCCGACTTATCGGGGCTTCATATCAAAATGGGCGAGTTTGTTACGGCGGACGTTGAAAAGGCGATGATCAAAAAGGCTGTATTCGGTGATGTTATCGGATACTACAGACAGCTTGCAGACGGTAAGAAAGCCGTCTGCTACTGCTCAAGCGTTAAGCACTCGCTCGCTACCGCCGAAGCGTTCCGAGAAGCAGGCATAAACGCCGTACACATTGACGGTACAACTCCCGATGCAGAGCGTAATCGTATTATTTCGGATTTCAGAGCAGGACGGATAACGATACTTTGCAATGTCGATTTAATATCGGAGGGCTTTGACGTTCCCGACTGCGAATGTGCGATATTGCTCCGTCCCACTCAATCTCTTACGCTGTACATTCAGCAGTCAATGAGATGTATGCGCTATCGACCGGGCAAGCGTGCGATAATTCTTGATCATGTCGGCAATTACGCACGCTTCGGAATGCCCGATGATGACCGCCTGTGGTCGCTCGAAAAACGCAAGCGCAACATAAAGAAAGAAGCTGCAGAGAATGCCGAAAAGGTGAAACAGTGTCCCGAATGTTACTATACATTCGGAGCGCCGCCGCCCGGTCAGCCCTGTATCTGCCCTCACTGCGGATATGTTTTCCCGGTAAAGAGCCGGGATATAGAAACAAGCGAAAGCACCGAGCTTATTCATATCGAGGGCTTCAGGCTGGATTTCAGCAGTCCCGATGATTGTTCGTCCTATTCCGATCTGCTTGCATACGCAAAGAAGAAAGGGTATCAGAGGGGCTGGGCGTTTTACGAAGCAAGAAAGAGAGGTTTTATCTATTGACAGAAGAACACAGTATCCAGAATGCTGTCAGACGTGCGCTGTCCGAGAACGGTTGTGTGATATTCCGCATTAACGTCGGCAAGGGCAGAACATTTGACGGCAGATATTTCGACACGGGCGTACCGGTCGGATTTTCAGACCTGTTCGGCGTAAGGCAGTCGGACGGAAAGGCAATATTCATAGAGGTAAAGACAAAAACGGGACGTGTTCGCCCCGAACAGAAGAATTTTATTGAAAAGATGCGCCGTTCGGGTGCTGTTGCAGGTATATGCAGAAGCACAGAAGACGCAATAAGACTTATAACGGAGGATAAATAATATGGCATTTTCACAGAACAATTCAGCAGCTACGAGTGCACTCAAGCCCGAAGGCAGATATGAAACGATAATCACAAGCGTAGACGAGAAAACATATAAGAGCGGCAGTACATCGCTGAGCTTCAGACTGACGATAAGGAATGATATTCCGGAGCAGAAATACGGCAACGCCTGCCTGTTTTATCAGATATGGAAGGCTAAAGAACCTACAAAGGAAGACCTTGCGGTAAACGGTTATACGTTCGGCAGACTTATGGCAGTAGGCAAGGCCGCAAAGCTCACTGACGGCAAGGAATACAAGGATCTTGCGGAATACTGCGACGATCTTGTCGGCAAGTGTGTGATAGCTGTAGTAAAGCACGAAACGGACGATAAGGGCACCACAAGAGAAAAGGTAAGCTATCTTGAACCGACACAGCACCCCGACTGCAAGCATAAGTTCAAGACCGCCGTGACCGCCGATACCGTATCAGCGCCGAAAAACGAGAGCTTTGCGGCAACCGCAGCAACGGAAGCAGTTACGGAAGATGACGGTGACTATCCGTTCTGATGGGGGAAATAATGTACGAATATATTCCCAATGAGCTTAAAAAGCTCTCAAACTGGGTGTGCTGGCAGGCTGTACCCGATGAGGCAGGCGGTAAGATAAAAAAACTTCCGATCAATCCTCATACGGGCGAACTTGCCCGCTCCAACGATCCGTCCACATGGTCGGATTTCAATACGGCTGTAGCGGCTTCGGCAGGTTTTGCAGGTGTCGGATTCATGTTCGGAAACTGCGAGTATTTCGGTGTGGATATTGACGGAGTGGGTGACGAGATAGCCGCATTCAAAACCGGCGAAAACAACATTATCACCGAATTTATAACAACACTCCAGTCATATACCGAGCTGTCGCAGTCCGGCAAAGGCATTCACATAATCTGCAAAGGAAACCTGCCGAAGCAGGGTCGCAGACGAGGCAATGTCGAAATGTACGAAACAGGCAGATTTTTCGTTATGACGGGCAATCCGTGCGCCGAATATATGGATATAAACGAATGCACAGAGGCTATCAAGGCGTTGCACGAAAAGTACATAGGCGGAGGGCGTGAGCCTTCCGCTGTACCTCGTGCTTATGCGCCGGCACTTCCGGCAACCGCAAATGATATTATAACTCTCGCCGGAAAAGCAAAGAACGCACCACGCTTCAATGCGCTTATGCAGGGCGATTATTCAGGATATGTGTCACAGTCTGAGGCTGATATGGCGCTTTGTAATATGCTTGCGTTCTGGTGCAGGTGTGATGCGGATATGATGGACTGTATATACAGACAGTCGGGGCTTATGCGTGAGAAATGGGACAGACGGCAGTCGGGCAGTATCTACGGTGCAATAACGATACAAAAAGCCATAGCCGACTGTGAAAAGGTATACGAACCGGCACAGAAATCACCGCAGTTTACGGCAAGGTTCACAGGTGAAAGCTCTGTTGTACACGCAAAGCTCGATACGGCACAGGACGAGCCTGTAAAGCTGTACACTTTTGATGATACAGGAAACGCAGAACGGCTTATAGACTTATTCGGCAGGGAGATCCGCTACAGTTATACAGACAAGCGCTGGCTGTATTATGACGGCAGGAAGTGGTGCTACGACAACAGCGGAACAATAGAGCGCATAGCCGATAAGGCTGTACTTGCGATGAAGGCAGAGGCTAAGGCATACGAGCAGATGGACGCTGAGGACGGCGGAGATATGGCAAAGAGCTTTGAAAAACACCTGAAATCAAGCCGAAGCAACAAATCAAAATCTGCAATGCTGAAGGAAGCACAGCATCACGTTCCGATAGTGCCGGCACAGATGGATAAGTACAAGATGGTGCTTAATACTCCGAGCGGTGTTCTTGACCTTAAAAGCGGTACGCTGAGTGAGCATAAGCCGGAAGCATATTTTACCCGTATCACGTCGGCGGAGTACACAAGCAATGCCGACTGTCCGCAGTGGCTGAAATTTCTTGACGAGATATTCGGCGGCGACAAGGACCTTATACGATATGTTCAGAAGGCGGTCGGCTATTCGCTGACAGGCTCAACGGCGGAGCAATGCGTATTCTTCCTGTTCGGCACGGGCAGAAACGGAAAATCAACGTTTCTTGATATTATCCGTGCAATTATGGGCGACTACGCAAGCAATATCCAGCCGGAAACAATAATGGTACGCAGTAATCAGAGCAGTGCCATAAACAGCGATATAGCACGTCTTAAAGGCGCAAGGTTTGTTACGTCTGTAGAGCCTAACGAGGGCGTGCGTATCAACGAGGGTCTGCTGAAGCAGCTTACAGGCGATGATATAGTTACTGCCCGCAAGCTGTACGGCGATGAGTTTGAGTTCAAGCCCGAATTCAAGCTGTGGATGGCGACTAATCATAAGCCGATAATCAGAGGCACAGACACAGGTATCTGGCGCAGAGTGCATATGATACCGTTCACTGTACAGATACCCGAAGAAAAGAAAGACCCACGTCTTAAATATAAGCTGTGCCGTGAGCTGCCCGCTATCTTCCGCTGGGCAGTAGAGGGGTGCGTACTGTATCAGGCTGAGGGGCTGCATATGCCGAAGGCGGTAGTCGCTATGGTCAAGGAGTACCGCAGAGAGATGGATGTTATCTCCGCTTTTGTCGAGGACAGGTGTACAGAGGGCAAGGACTGCTATGCGCAGGCTAACGTGCTTTATGCGGCGTATGCGCAGTGGTGCGATGACAATAACGAGTATAAGATGTCAAATACGAAGTTTGGTGTTGAATTGTCGAAAAAGTATCCTAAGGTGCGAGCAAAAAATGGTAATTGTTACATCGGAATAGCTATAAGCTGAAAGGAGGGTGAAGGGTGGTGAAGGGTTTAAGGGTTTTTCTAACCTTTCATACGGAAAATGAAAAAAATAAATATATATAAAAGGTGTTGGAAAACGGGCAAAACCCTTCACCACCTTACACCGAATGATTATGAAGAAGATAAATTTCAATGATCCGGCAACATTTGAAAAGCTGGAGCATATGGCATACGAAAACACGCTTGATTATACCGACTTTCCGCCTGCCGAGTATAAATACTTTGATAAGCTGTCACAGCTTGGTAGTATCTACCGCAGTGGTCAGCTTCCGAAGGGACTTTGCAAAGAGCGTAAGGACGCATATCTTTGTGATTATCGCAAGGACGCAGACAAAACACGGAAAAATCACGAGGCAGAGGTCGGATACCAGGAGAATATACGAAGGTCGGACGAGCTGAGATGTGAGATCAACAGCACAAGAAATCACGATGCCAAGCTGATGCTTGCGCTGAGGTGTATCGAGCTGATGACCGGCGAGGAAGGATTTGAAAGGAGAAATTTGAATGAGTAGTTTTTACGAGTGCGAAATGAGACCCGGTTGCGTTGCCAGCCACAATAGGTATGGCAGTGTTACGCTTGTCACAGCTCTTGTGACGGAAGATTATCCTCAGCTGTGGGCTGTAGAGGCAAGAGATGGTGAGTTAAAAATTGTGCGTGAGGATGATTTGTACGATTTCGGATACTATGGGGAGTGATAGAATGACAAAGCAGAAACTTAAAGATTACCGCTACACCTGCAAGTGTATCAAGCAGCTTGAATCAGAGTTGAACGATGCGGCAGTAACCGACAGCACGCAGGGCTCACAGAGCGAATATCCCTATGTCAAACATAGCGTCACGATTTCCGGCGTTCCCGATACCGATACATATCTTGCCAAGAAAAGAAGGCTGTCTGAACTTAAAGCACAGAAAGCAGAAGTAGAACGGTTTATTGAGGACATTCCCGACAAGCAGACGAGAGATATGTTTAAGCTAAGGTACATCAAAGGGTATAAGTTAACGAAAACTGCTGTAGAAATCGGCGGAGATAATACACCTGACGGAGTAAGAATGAGAATAAATCGATATTTAGGTTAATGTTGTTCGTTTTGTTCGTTTTAAGGGTGTTATAATTTAAAATGACAAAATATAAAATATTTTTAATGAAAACGGAGAACATATGTTGACAAATAATGCCGAAAAGGATATAATTAACAATAAGAACGGAGGAATATATATGAAACCACGTGTTTTTGTTAGTTCTACTTTTTATGATTTGAAATATGTTCGAGAAGATTTAGCAAGCTTTATTCGCAATCACGATTTTGAACCAATTATGTTTGAAGATGGAGATATTGGGTATGATACAAATAAAGCTTTAGACGAATCATGCTATGAAGCAATGCATACAGCTGATATGGCAGTACTTATAATTGGTGGTCAATACGGCTCTAATGCGAGTTCTCAAGAATCTGAAATTGTGGATAGCTTTATATCGATTACTCAAAGAGAGTTCGAGACAGCGGTAAAAGATAACATTCCAGTGTTTGCATTTGTCGATACAAAAGTGCTTTCTGAATATAATATTTATAAAAGTAACATGGAAAAGTTCGAACGAAATCCTAAGTATATTGAATTTCATGCAACCAAAGATGTGCGAATTTTTAAATTTATTCATTCTATTTTTTGCCCAAACATGATACCGGTAAATGAATTTACCAAAATATCAGATATTAAAGATTTCTTGTCAAAGCAATGGTCTGATATGTTTAAAAAGTATTTAAAACAATGTAAGGAAGACAAAGAAATTGAAACCATAAAGACTTCTATTGCAAAGCTTGAAAGCATTGTTAACAGTATGACAGTTATGCTTGATGCTGTAGGTAAAAACGTGCTTAAAGAAACACCGAATGAATATAATGTTATCAAAGAAAAACAGCAAGTAACTGAAATCTGTAACATGATAAAAGATGCTGTTTCTTTCGAGGATAGAGCAGATAAATCAAGTCAATCCCCGTTGCCAAATAGACTTATTGACTTTATTTTTGATGTGAATAAGTATATCAGCAGTGTACGTGGTGCAGATCAAGATGCAGAATATGCAAGAAATGAGACTTATGGACATAGCCGTTTTATAGAACATGTTCGTAATTTGGGAATGAGAAAAGATTTGTTTGTATTTTTTGTAGATTCTGAAGCAATACCAAATATATGTGAAAATTTAAATAATGAACGAATTAAGAAGCTTGTTGCTGAAGAATTATCAAATACTGATTTTAGCTTTAAAAGGAAGATTAGATTTCGAGCCTAATTAATGAAGCCCGGCACAACGGTGTCGGGTATTCTTATACCCAAAAGAAAGGACGGTGTACCGCCAATGACCGAAAGACAGAAGAAATTCGCCGAATACTACGCTCAGTGCGGTAACGCCGCCCAGAGTGCAATACAGGCAGGATACAGCAAAAAGTATGCAAATACTAATGCTTCAAAATTACTACAAAATACTACAATTACGGAATACATAAAACAGCTCACCGAAGCCGCCCAGACTGCCCGAATAATGACGGCAAGAGAACGGCAGGCGATACTTTCCGATATAGCTAAGGATAAACAGAACGAGCTGTCGGACCGTATCAGAGCTATAGACACGCTGAATAAGATGACGGGGGAGTATGTGGCAAAGATACAGGCAGAAGTCAGAACTTCTGACAAGCTCTCCGATGTATTTGCTCAGATAGGCGGTGAGGGGCTTGACGAGTAGTTTTCCTCTGTCACAGAAATATATCGACTTCATCAACAGCGTGCATAATGTGACAGCGGACTTTCTCGAAGGTACTACCGCAAGCGGAAAGACAACCGTCGGTGCAGGCGTAAAGTTCATGCGTATGGTGTCCGCAAGCCGAAAGAAGCTCCACGTTATCGCCGCAAAGACAACCGGCAAGGCAGAAGAAACGATTATTCAGCAGGACAACGGCATTCTTGATCTTCACGCAAATGCAAAGTATTTCGGCAACGGCGATAAGGATTATAAACTGCCGCATATCAAGTTCGAGGGAAAGATAATCTATGTTCTCGGATATGACAACAAGGATAAATGGCAGATGGCACTCGGCGCTCAGTACGGGTGCGTCTATATCGACGAGATAAATACCGCCGATATAGAGTTCGTCCGTGAGATGTCTACCCGAAATGATTACCTTATGGCTACTCTGAACCCCGATGATCCGGGCTTGCCGGTGTATAAAGAGTTTGTCAACCGCTCACGGCCATACAAAAAATACACCTGTGACGTGCCAGATGAAATAATGAAAGAGCTTACGGAAGAACCTGTGCCGGATTGGCGGTACTGGTTCTTTACTTTTCGTGATAATCTTTCGCTGACCGATGAGGACATACAGCGAAAGATGCTTGCCGCCCCGAAGGGTACTAAGCTGTACAAGAACAAGATACTGGGCTTGAGAGGGCGTGCAACGGGGCTTGTTTTCGATTTACAACCCCGTAATATAATTTCACTCGGTACGGCGCAAGGCTTTAAATTCGAGCGGTTCTCGGCGGGTTTAGATACAGCCTACTCGCAGTCTTCACCTGATACGATAGCATTTACATTTGTGGGAATCACGGCGGACCGCAAATGCGTAACGCTTGACGAGGAAACATACAACAACCGTGACCGTCAGATACCGCTTACACCGTCCGATATTCCGAAAATCTTTACCGAGTTTTTAGAGAAGAACCGTAAGCTGTGGGGCTTTGCAAAAGATGTCTACATAGACAGCGCAGATCAGGCAACGATACTCGAATGTCAGAAATTCAAGCGGCTTTCGGGAAGCCTGTATAACTTCATACCTGCGTTCAAGAAAACGAAAATAATCGACCGTATTCACTTGCAGTCAGCGTGGCTGGCGGCAGGTGATTTTTATATCCTGGAGCATTGCAAAAATTACATAGCGGAGCTTAACATATACAGCTGGAAAGAGGATAAGGCAGAGCCGGAGGACGGCAACGATCACTGCATAAACTCCTGCCAGTATGCCTGGCTTCCGTTCAAATCACTTATAGGGAGCGTGAAAACAGATGAAATTTGACATAGGAGAGAAAGTCAGACAGATGTTTCTGAACTGGCTCAATATAAATCCTGCATCGGAGCAGACCTTTGTCCTGAACGAAAGAACGGGGCTTATGGCGGACATTCTCCGGGCAAAGCTGTGGTACAGAGGTGACGCATATGAGCTGTCGCAGTTCTTCAAGCAGCTCGGTTGCGGCACAAATTCTTTCTGGGGGAGCGTTCCCGATAACGAGAAAGTCCGCAAGATACACAGCGGCTTGCCTGCCATTATAGCTGATACGCTCGCCTATATCGTTTATTCGGATATGGACGATATAGCGGTCGAGGGCGAAAAAGGCAGAGCGGCATTTGAGGATATATCGCAGAACACGGACTTTACCGCACTTGTCGGAAAGGCAATAGTCGATACGCTCGTTGAGGGTGACGGTGCTTTCAAGATTTCGGTCGATGATACGCTGTCATTAACGCCTATTGTTGAATTTGTCGGTGCTGATAAGACCGAATATCGCTATCTGAGGGGTGTTCTGTCGGAAGTGGTATTCCATAGCGCACACGAAGACGGTAACAGGATATATCAGCTTGAGGAGTATTACGGCAGAGGTTATATCGAAAGCCGATTGTACGACCACAGCGGTCACGAGGTGAGCCTTGACAGTGTTTCTTGCCTTGCCGGCATAGAACAACGAGTAGAGTTTGCCGGGGATTATATAATGGCTGTACCGCTGAAGTTTTACGCTTCTAAGAAATATCCGGGCAGGGGCAAGAGTATATTCGACGGCGGTAAATCCGATTGTTTTGACGCTCTGGACGAGGTTATCTCACAGTGGTGGGACGCAATCAGAATGGGACGTGTGAAGCAGTACATACCCGATAATATGATACCACGCAATGCCGAGAACGGCTCGGTCGGAAAGCTCAACCAGTTCGGCAACAATTACATCACGATAAGTCAGCCGTTGCAGGAGGGCGTTACCCCGAAGATTGAGGTAGTCCAGCCCGACATAAAGTATGACGCATTTGTATCATCGTATACAAACTGCCTGCTGATGTGCCTGCAAGGACTTGTATCGCCTGCGACACTCGGTATTGATGTCGGCAAGATGTCAAGTGCGGACGCTCAGCGAGAGAAGAAGGACGTTACGGGCAACACCCGGAACACAATAACGACAGCGCTTGAAAAGGCTCTGCCTGAGCTTGTGTCGGCTGTATTAAAAACATACGACAATATGCAGGGCAAAGCACCCGAAGAATATGAGGTAAGCGTTGATTTTGGTGAATATGGCGCACCCGACTTTGACAGTCGTGTAGAAACGGTCGGCAAGGCAAGTACCTACGGCATTATGTCGGTCGAAACGCAGGTCGAGGAGCTGTGGGGCAGTTCTAAAGAGGACGTATGGAAAGCCGGTGAAGTCAAGCGTATAATGCAGGAAAAGGGGCTTGCCGATGGTGCGACATCTGCGGTAGGTGATGAGCTTGCTTAGTTTCAGAGATATTGCAAAGATATTTGAAGAGATAGAGCTAAGGCTCATTGCTTCGCTGAAACGCAATCTTTCACGGCACAAAGCCGAAGAAGAAAAAGAAGGCTTTGAATGGTCTGCGTGGCAGGCTGAAAAGCTCAATAACATTGACAATTTCCGCAAGGAGAACGCTCAGATAGCGGACGAATATGTAGATGTTATTGACGATGAAACCCGACAGCTTATGACGGATCAGTTTCACGAGGGAGAGCATACAGCGGAGCAGTCGGTCATTGATGTTTCGGAAAGCGGTGTCAATGTTCCTGATGTTCCCAATGTTCCGGCAGTTCCGACACAGCCTCAGCCGCCCGAAGCGCCGACAGCTATACCCGATGATCATTTCTTCGGTGTTAACAAGCCGAAGATGGATAAGCTGATGGAAGACGTAACAACGCTTGAAAAGACCGCCCTTACCGCCGCTGTGCGTAATATGGACGATGTTTACCGCACAACGCTGAACAAGGTACAGCTTATGATGGGCACAGGCTCAATTACGCTTAATGAAGCAATCGACCTTGCAACAAGGGACTTCCTCGACAAAGGCATAAACTGCATTGTATACGCAGACGGCAGGCGAGTTAATATTGCCGATTATGTGCGTATGGCACTGCGCACAACGTCCACAAGAGCAACATTGCAGGGTGCGGCTAAACGCTTTGCGGAGCTTGGCTATGATACCGTGCTTATATCGCAGTACGGAGGCTGCTCAGAAACCTGCGAGCCGTATCAGGGCAAGGTTTATATTGATGATGTGTTCACGCTGTGGAGCGGACAGATAAGCGGCGACTTCGGCAAGTCAAACTACTGCGACAAGTGGTTTATGCTGTTGTCTGTGGCTATCCGAGGCGGATTGTTCCACCCGAACTGCCGTCACACTATGGGACAGTACATAGATGGGCTTACAAAGATACCTCAGCCGATTCCTGCCGAGAAGATACGGGAACAGCGAGAGCTTGAAGAAAAGCAACGGGCTATGGAGCGCAAGATAAGAGCGCTCAAACGCAAGGTTGAGGGCACGCAGGACGAGAAGAAGGTCAAGGAGTATAAGCGTAAGCTCCGAGAGGAACAAGGCAAGCTCAGAGAATTTATCAAAGAGCATGACGATGTTCTCCGCAGAGATTATTCAAGAGAGAAGATCTACAGCGGTAAGGGTGAGCCGAAGCAGACAGCCCCGAGAACGGAAGAAGCGCCTGTTAAAGCTACCGATACCGAAAGCAAAAATCCTGTTCCGACAGATAAAGAGCCTAATATTCTTCAGCCGGATAATAACGTTTCTGAACTGGAAAATAACGTTTCTAAGCCGGATAATAACGAAAACACTATGAATTTTGTACAGCCTGAGCCTATAAAGCCTGTTCAGAGTAACGAAGACACAGACGATACGCCGACTGCGGTTGTGCCTGATGAATCCGATGAAACTGCCAAAACGACAGAAAGCATACAGGAAACTGTAAAACAGCCTGTTGAAACAGCGACAGACAGCGAAGAAGACGTACAGAATTTTACAGACGATACTGTTGACAATTCGGATGAAAGTGATATAATAGAAATAAGGCAACTTGCGCAGAAAAATGAATTTGATTACCGAGATTATGAAGAGGTTATTGACGAAGAAAGCGTTGATAGTTTAAAGAAATATGTCAAAGAAGAAATGGGAATTTCATATATTGCTGGCATAGATAAACTAAAAAACGGTCATGTTGTGGGTGAGGTACTTTCAACTATTAAGGCACTTTCTGATAAATATGGTGAGTGTTTCAGTAGAATAAGTTTACGTTACTACGGTAATGAAAGGACAGCCGCAGAAACAATAGGAAAAGAATTAGCCCTTAACATTGAATATATGAATCGACCTGATGCTTTAAGAGCAGTTTTAAACATATGGGAAAAGCGTAATTTTATACCGAAAGGCTGTAACACAATTCAGTATGTTGGAAAGCATGAGTATTTTCATTTGCTCTATTCAGACGATATTGCAAATCAAAATTCTAAAATCAATACTTTGATAAGAAGATATAAAAATGAAGGTGGAAAGCCTGTTTCAGAAAATTCACTTGTGGACAATCATGAGTTTATATCTGATTTGTTAGCCTCTACGATTTTAGATGCTAAAGCTAAGAAACTTATGGAACGAATAATAAAGTTGAAAGAAGGTTAACTATGTTGAAAGAAAATAAATGCGCTTTGTGTAAACATTTCATCTTTGATAGAACATGGATTAGAAAATGTAAAGCGTATCCAAATGGCATACCCGATGATATTTTTGATGATAACAGTGTTAACAAAGACTGCAAGTCGCAAATTTGTAATTTCGAGTATAAATCCGATAACGATTAACCGCTCACAGCAGTGAGCGGTTTTCTTATACCCGTGTGCAATTGATTGCACAACCAAACTTAATAATTTTACCGCCCCATTAGGAGCGGTATTTTTATACCCAAAATCAAAGAAAGCGAGGAAAAGCAATGGAACCCGAAAAGAAAACTCCCGAAGAGGAGAAGAAGCCCGACGCTCCCGCAGCGGAGCAGAAGGACGAGCCCAAGCCCGAAGAGAAGCCCGCCGAAAACAAGCAGACGGACGATAACGGCATGGCAGAGAAGCCCGATGAGAGCAAGGCAGAGGACAAGAAGGACGATAAGCCCGAAGAAAAGGCGGATAAGCCCGAATCTGAGCCTGCACCCGCCGTTCCCGATGCAAAGGACGAGGAGATTTTAAGGCTGAAAACACAGATAGCCGCAATGTCGCTCGGTGTGAAGCCCGACTGTATGGACGATGCTGTGGCTATTGCCGAAAGCTATGTCAAGTCCGGCAAAAGCGAAAACATCAACTCGGCGCTGTCGGCAGTAGTCAAGAAATATCCCGATATGAAGGCTGACGTGGGCGACAGCAAGAAGCAGGGCGGCTTCAAGGTCGGAGCAGGCAGTTCCGACAAGGAAGAAAAGCCCGACAACAGCAGACTTGATAACGCATTCGGTATCAAGAAAAAGAAGTAAGAAAGGTAAGGTGTAAAAATGTCAAACACAATCAACTATGCTGAACAGTATACCAATCAGCTCAGAGAGCTTTACGGTCAGGAATCAAAGGCCGACGCTCTCTATCACTCAAATTCCGATATTCAGCTCAGAGGCGGAAAAACAATCAAGATACCCACTCTGTCGGTATCCGGCTATAAGGACCACACAAGAGCATCGCTCGGCTTCCCTCAGGGTACATACGAGAACAACTACGAAACAAAGACGCTCGATCACGACCGTTCTATCGAGTTCGTAGTAGATCCTATGGACTTTGACGAAACCGATACCGTTGTATCACTGGCGAACATTCAGAGCCGTTTCGACAGGACGCAGGCAATCCCCGAACACGACAGCTATACATTCTCAAAGCTGTATGCAGAGGCTGTAAGAGTGGGTGCAACAATAAAGCACGACAAGCTCACGATTGAGAATGTCCTCAAGGACTTTGACGAGAACCTCAAGACACTTGAAGATAAGGGCGTGCCTCTTGACAGAATGATACTCTATGTCACCGCAGACTATAAGACGATACTCAAGAACGCAGAGGGTATTCAGAGAACGCTCGACATCAAGAGCGGCGGCGGTATCGACAGACGTATCCATTCCGTTGACGATATAGGCAATATCGTTACAGTTCCCTCAGCTCGTTTCAAGACCGTGTACGATTTCACGGACGGCTGTAAGTCCGGTGTCGGTGCAAAGCAGATAAACTACATTCTCATTGACCCCGAATGCCAGGTGTCAAGAGATAAGTACGCATATATACATCTGTTTGCTCCCGGCTCTGACAGCAGAACGGCAGACAACTATCTGTACCAGAACCGCAAGTACAACGGTACATTTGCGATAGATCACCTGTTTGTTGACGGCTGTATCATGAATGTATCTGCTCTGACGCAGACATTCGCAGGTAACGGCTCAGCCACGACATTTACGGTGACCGACAAGCCCGAAAAGCTCATCGGCGTAACTGTGGACGGCACAGCGACAACAGACTACAGCTATGACAAGTCATCGGGCGTGATAACATTCAATACCGCTCCCGGCAACGCAAAGGCTATAGTCGTAACATACTAAGGAGGTAACTATGGTAGCAGTAAAGGCAAACAAGCAGTATACTATCACGGAAGCCGAGAAGAAGTCATATCTTGCACAGGGGTATGACATAATCGGCGATAACGGGGCTGTGGAGCATTCTCCTCAGGCTACCGTGCCGTATGCCGAATATGAAAAGGCTCAGGCGGAGATAGCAAAGCTCCGTGATGAGCTTGCTCAGGTAAGGGCGGCAAAGACAAAAAAGGGTGAGGCTTAATGTACCTCACTTTTGCGGAATTTCAGACCTTATGCCCCGACAGTACGATAACCGAACAGCAGTACAACGCTCTTGAAAACATGGCGGAGAGCGACATCGACACACTGACCTTCAACCGCATAACGGCTATAGGATTTAATAATCTGACAGCGTTTCAGCAGGATAAGGTAAGGCTGGCGCTGTCACAGCAGACAGCATTTGTTTTTGACAATGCCGAGCTGCTTGACAGTCCGCTCAGTTCCTATAGTATCAGCGGTGTGTCAATGTCCTTTGACAGCTCGAAGGTTATAAATTACGGCGGTGTCACTACAACACGGCAGGTTTATAACACGCTGTTGCAGACGGGCCTTTGCTACAGGGGGTTATAATGAAATATCCGAAACTTGTACCCGAAAGGGTTTGTACAACGCCTTGTACCGTGTATCGTACAGACGGCCTTAACCGTGACGGCTCAAAGAAACGGACGGTCATATTTGAGGGTAAATGCTTTCATTCGGAAAAAGCACGGCAGAAATTATCCGCAGAAAAACAGCTTATAACGCTGTCTGGCGAGGCTCTTTTCTGCGGTGATATTGCCCCGGACAGCCCGATAGTTGACGGAGCTGTGGAGATAGGTGGCAGAGAGTACAAGATATACGGCTCGGAAAAGGCTAAAAACCCCGACGGGACGGTAAATTACACAAGACTGGAGCTGATATAGTGATAAAAGTAACCGTAAAGCTCGACAAGGCTGCTATAGCAAATCTGGAAGCAGCGGCGTTAAAAAGTGCTGAGGTAGCAATGGAACAGGTACATACCGACCTTGTAAGCTCACAGACAATGCCGTTTGACACGGGCGATATGCAGAATAATCAGACTTTCGTTGCAACAACTCAGAATGGAACAACTATAGTCACCGGTTCTCCTCAGGCAAGGCGGCTGTATTATCACCCTGAATATCACTTCCAGCAGGGCAAGAACGCAAACGCAGGGGCAGGGTGGTTTGAACCTTATGTAAGCGGGGAAAAGAAAGACCTTGCCCGTGATGCGTTTATATATGATTTCAAGAGGAGAACAGGCGTATGACGTTACTTGAAGCAGCCGATATGCTTGCTGATGTTCTCGGCATAGAGAATGTATACGCAGGCTGTATAAACGCAAATCAGGATAAGTGTATCGGCGTGTATGCGTCAAAAAACACCTATCCTAAGAAAATCAGCATAGGCGGTAAGCATTGCACGAAAACACTTGAAAAGCACATCAGCGTACTGATACACTGGACGGACAATCCGACAACAGCCGAGAGTGCGGCAAACGAAATACTTGATAAGCTGACCGATGTACACGGCTATACTGCCGGGGGGCACACGGTCGGCTTTTTGAGTTGCAGTGAGGCGCATAACGCAGGCAGAGATGAAAGAGGTATCTGCGAGTACGTTATTGATGTGACGGTTTATTACGAAAGGAGTAATTAACAATGGCTAACAAAACAGGAGTATATCCCGTATATGAAAATCAGTTCAAGATTGACAAGACAGGCGGAACAGGTGCGACAGCCGAGAATCTTGTAACTATTGCCGATATGGAGAGCTTTTCGGTTTCCATTGACGGCAATGTCGAGGAGTGGAAGCCGTTCGATCAGGAAGGCTGGACAAGAAGACTTGTGACAGGTAAGGCACTGACCGTCAGCGTATCCGGCAAGAGAAACATCGGTGACGCAGGCAACGATTATGTAGCAGGACTTGCACTCAAAACAGGCGCAGACAGCCACACAACTGTAGTGTGGACGTTCCCCAGCGGCGCAACGCTGACAATACCGTGCGTTATAAACGTGACGGAGTGGGAGTCGGGCGACTCCACAGCGGTCGCACCTCTTGCATTTGATATTATGTCTGACGGCAAACCCACATTTACAGACGCAAAGTAAAGGAGATAAATACAATGGCTAAGATGTACACACTTGATGAAAAGTTACTCGTGGGCGTTCCCGAAATCAGAATCGGTGAAAAGGTCTACAAGGTAGACGATCGTGAAAAGACGGTCAAGAAGGTAATGGCGCTTTACAATAACGGCGATAAGAAGGACATTGAAAAGATTGACGAGATGTTCAAGCTGGCGTTCGAGCCTGCCGCCGCTAAGGAGATAAGCGAAATGAATATGCCATGGGCGGCATATCAGAAGCTGTCCGAGATAGTAATATCCGCCATGACGGGACAGGAAGATACCGAGCGATTTCACGAGTAATGAAGTCTGGTACGATGTCGAGTATGACCGTGAGCTGATACGGCAGTCGATAGCAAAACAGTATCACATACTGCCGTCCGAGCAGGACGATCTGCACTATTCTGACTGGCTGAGCCTTGTATCCGGCATTATGAATGATACTCCGCTCGGTCAGACAGTGCGGATACGAAGCGAGGATAACAAGGAGATGCTCAAACACTTTTCGCCGTATGAAAACCGCATACGGCGGGAGTGGGCGGCATTCAGAGCGAAGAAACAGCTTGCAGAGAAAACTCCAAAACAGATACAGAGCGATTTAACGGCTCTTGAAATGATGATAAAAAGAGCATTCGGGGGAGGTGAGTAAATGGCTGACGGAAACGGTGCGTCAGTAGGCACTATCAGCCTGTCGCTGATAATAGACGCAGAGCTTGACAAACAGCTTTCGGCTTTACAGAAAAGCATACAGTCGCAGTGGGATAAGGTCGGTGAAACCGCTGAAAAGGCACTTACCGACAGTGTGTCAAAAGCCGCCGATAAGGCTGTAAAGCCTGTTGAGGAAGTCGGCAAGGCTGTAGAAAAGACCGTGACGCAGAGCGTTGAAAAGGCTGTGCAGAAGGTCGAAAAGCCCGCCGAAGAGGTAGGAAAGACGCTTGAAAGCTCTATATCCGAAAGTGCCGAAAAGGCTTCCGAAACGCTGGAAAAGGCGCTTGTCGAGCCTGTAAAGGAAGCAAAAAAGGAAGCAGAAAGCCTTGGCAAAGCGATAAATAACAAGTATGAGTTCGGACCCGGTTATAGCAAAGAAGCTATGGATTTCGTGAACAACTATCAGCCGAAAAGCGATAAGAAGAAGTCCAAAGAAAAAGAGGAGCTCCCCGAAATTGATGTCGGCAATTTTGAAATTCCTTCCGAACCTATCGACCGTCTGAACAAAAGTCTTGAGTTGACTAACGAAAAGATAGAGCTTGCACAGGAGAAGTGGAAACAACTTAACAGAGAAATGGCGGCAATGTCTGATAAAGACATGGCAGGCGAAAAGGGCAATGCCGTAATAGAAAAAATAAACGCCGTTGAAACAAGTATGCTGAAACTGCAGCAGCAGTCCGAAGCTACTAAAGCCAAGATAGATAAGGCAATGCAAGCGGATGCAGAAGCCAAAAAGCTGGCTGAAGCCGCACGGCAGGCTGCCGAAGCGGTAAACAAGATACCTGAAAGCACAAACAACATAAATCTGCAATCGTTACCTGTCATAGCGATGCTGATAGACAAAATGCTGCAGGTTAAAACAGCGGTAACAGAGGCTGCTGCATCAAACGAAAAAGTGCAGAGTGCGGTAGAAAAAAATACCGCCGTACTGGGTTCGGGG